CCATGCTTTTAAACTCCTTTGACTTTTTGCAAGTGCCATTATGTTTTTCTCCCTTTTCTTATAGCTTCTTTACCTTTTTTAAATATGGATGCCACCTGCGATTTACCCATAACTTTTGCTCTTTGCTCTCCCACTGTTAATATCTGTATCTTTCTCGCAAATGGTTTAGATATCTTCTTAACCTTTGCAACAGTTTTACGAGCATCAGTAGGAGTCGCAAACTTAATTCCAACAGTATCTTTAGGATTCTCATCTGTATAGAGTCTCCTACCAGATCCTTTTGGTTTTTTGCCTGTTCCTACCTTAGGATCTCTTTTTCTTTTTGCCATTACCTTTTAAAGCACTTGATAACAATTTGTGTTGACCAGTGTGTGCCTTAA